AATCCATTGGGAGAGGACTTAGAATGAGCGATGATGGTAGAACAACAGAACTTTATGATGTCGCTGACGATTTACATTTTCAAGCCCGTAAGAATTTTACTTTGCTGCACTCTGCAGAAAGAATAAAAATTTATGCCAAGGAGCAATTTCCGTTTAAAATTACAAAAGTAGAGATGCTATGAGTAAGGAAATAAAACAATTTAAATTAACAAATGGGTCTGAAGTACTTTGTGAAATCATTGAATGGGTAGAAGAAGACTATAGAGAAATTGTTGTTCGAAATTGCATGGAAATAATTAAAGTACAAAACACACAGGAAGTATATTATATTTTTAGACCTTGGATGCATTACGTTGAATCAAATGAAGACCTCAGTGTAATCAATTCAGACCATATCGTTGTTACTGCTAATCCACATCCAGGACTTTTATTACAGTATGATTGGGCGGTAAGAGACGCACATGTTGCCGCCGAAGAAAGAATGGAAGCGTACAAGTCAGAAAGATTAGACAATTTAGATAAAATAACAAGGAAGATGAAGAGTCTAATGGAAGAAGACGGCACAATAGATTCATCACAACCGACTAACATTATCCCATTCCCCATGCTATTCTAGTTCCCCTACGAACGATGTTCTTTATTATACTAAAGTTTTTATGAATTATCAACCCCTTTACTTTTGCTGCAAAGTATAGTAGAGTAGTTCTTTTCGGAGTTATATTATGAGTGAAACAAATCTTAAGAAACAAGACAGACCGCACTACGTCAATAATAGAGAATTCTCTCTCGCAGTAGTAGATTATGTTACCTTGGCAAGAGAAGCAAAAGCGGAAGAACGGACCAAACCAATAGTTAACGATTATATCGCTAGATGTTTTCTGAAAATTGCAGAAGGTTTGTCACACAAAGCCAACTTTGTTCGGTACACTTACCGAGAAGAAATGGTGATGGACGCTGTAGAGAATTGTCTCAAAGCGATTGAGAACTATAACCTAGAGACAGCTACTAGAACAGGCAAGCCCAACGCGTTTGCTTACTTTACTCAGATCTCTTGGTACGCGTTCCTGCGCCGTATACAGAAAGAAAAGAAACAACAAGATATAAAAATGAAATATCTTTCTGAGACCGGTCTCGAGTTCCTTATACAAGAAGAGCTCGATCAAAACCCTGCAGCCAAACAAACACACGCCTTTGTCGAAGAGTTGAGAGTAAGAATCGACGCAGTAAAATCCCACGATACCGCTGTAGATGTATTCGGCAAAGACAAGAAAGAAAGAAAGAAAAGAACAATCTCTGTGGATTCCGACCTCACACCCTTTATGGACTAGCATCTATGAAAATTGCAATTCTGAATGACACTCATTGTGGTATCCGTAATTCTTCTGAAATCTTTATGGATTACCAAGAAAAATTTTATCGAGACATATTTTTTCCATTTTTGGTGGAAAATAATATAGATAAAATATTACATTTGGGTGACTATTATGACAACCGTACGTCAATTAATTTTAAGGCACTTAACCACAATCGGCGCATATTTCTTGATCAACTGCGTGATCTTCGGATCCATATGGACATTATCCCTGGTAATCATGATGTTTACTACAAAAACACCAATCGGTTAAACGCGCTCAAAGAACTGCTCGGTCATTATATGGGCGAGGTTCGCATTATCGAAGAGCCTACTGTAGTAAATTATGATGGCTTTAATGTCGCACTCGTCCCTTGGATTAATCCCGAGAACGAGGAAGCCGCGTCAGATTTTATACAGAACTGTAAAGCAGATATCTGCGCCGCACACCTTGAGCTAAGTGGGTTTGAGATGCAGAAAGGTGTACCCTGCTCTGATGGTATGAATCCCTCGATCTTTAATCGTTTTGATGCTGTCCTCTCTGGACACTTCCACACCAAATCACACAAAGACAATATTCATTACCTTGGTTCGCAGATGCAATTCTTTTGGTCTGATTGTGACGACCGTAAATATTTTCACGTACTAGACACAGAGACTCGAGAGATAGAATCTGTTGAGAATCCTGTCACAATATTTGAGAAACTCCACTGGGACGATACCAACAACAACTATGCTCTCAAAGATGTGAGTTACCTGGACGAGAAATTTGTTAAACTGATTGTGGTTAATAAGACCAAACCAGCGGAGTTTGAGAAATTTGTTGACCGAATCAATGGCCGTAAGATACACGGATTACAGATAGCAGAAAACTTCCAAGACTTTGGGGGAGCTCAAGTCCAAGACGAAAATGTCTCGGTTGAATCTACCGATCAATTGTTGTATACTTACATAGATGCAGTGGATACTGACTTAAATAAAGACCGAATTAAGTCAGAAGTTCGTGAGTTAATGGTCGAAGCGCAAAGTCTGGAGCATGTGTGATAAATTTTCATACTATGAAGTATAAAAACTTTCTCAGTACTGGTGATAGCTGGACCGAGATCGATTTCGAAAACAGTAAAACTACATTGGTAGTAGGACAGAACGGAGCAGGTAAGTCTACCATGCTAGATGCTCTTTCCTATGTGTTGTTCGGTAAAGCTCATCGAAATATAAACAAACCACAGCTGATTAATAGTATCAATCAAAAAGATATGGTGGTTGAAGTAAAGTTTAGCGTAGAGGGTGCTACTTATACTATCATTCGTGGATTGAAGAAGCCAAAATTTGAGATCTGGCGTGACGATATTCTTATCAATCAGGACTCTCACAGTAAAGACCACCAGAAAATTCTAGAACAAAATATTCTAAAACTTAACCATAAATCGTTTCATCAGATTGTAGTTTTGGGTTCTTCTTCGTTTGTTCCGTTTATGCAGTTACCCTCTCACATTCGTAGAGAAGTTATCGAAGACCTGTTAGACATTAATGTTTTCTCCACGATGAATCAACTTCTCAAACAGAAGACTGCTTTGCTTAAAGATTCTTTGTCCTCGAATACTCATGAGTTGCAGCTGGTACAAACTAAAATTGATGCTCAAAAGAGCCACCTCTGTGAGATACATAAAATCTCTGAATCCGCCAAGCAAGAAAAGCTAGACCAGATTAGTGAAGAAGAAGCGGAGTTGGCTCTTCTAAACATCCTAGTAACAAGTAGGGAAGATAGTATTCTATCTGACCTTCAAACCCGTCAGGCTGCATTGGACACTAAGATCAATGAGATGGGTAAGTATGTCTTTCAGTTTAACTCTAAGCAGAAAGCGTCTAACAAAGAGATTAAATTCTATGAAGATAACGAAGACTGTCCCACCTGTGAACAAGCCATCGAGTCCTCCTTCCGATTGGATAAGGTACAGAACGCCAAAGACAAGTGGGATGAACTCGAAGAAGCAAGACAGCAGTGCGAACATCAAATAGGAAAGTTGACTAATGATAAACAAGATATTCAGACCTCTATGGATGCTGAGATTGAGGAGCGGAATAAAAACCACACTCTCAAAGAAAAGATCGCCTGGACCCAAAGAAGAATTACTTCTTTACAGGGTGAGTTATCCAAACTCGAAACAGGTGTTCATAGCCTGCAAGACGCACGAGATTCTCTCGATCGCGAAGAAAGTAAGAAAAGCGATCTCACAGACCACAAACTTAAACTAGCAGAGCAGCGAGAATATCACAATGTTATTACTGAACTCTTAAAAGATACCGGTATCAAGACTAAGATAATTAGGCAGTACCTACCAGTAATAAACAAACTCACAAACCAGTATCTTCAGATACTAGACTTTTATGTTCACTTTGATCTAGACGATTCGTTTAAAGAAACCATTCGTTCTCGTCATCGTGATGCATTTTCTTATGACAGTTTCTCTGAGGGTGAAAAGCAACGCATCGACTTAGCACTCCTGTTTACTTGGAGGCAGGTGGCTAAGATGAAGAACAGTATCGCGACCAACCTACTGATTCTTGATGAGACTTTCGACAGTTCTCTCGACGCAGACGGAGTTGAAAACCTGTTAAAGATCATCGACACTCTAGGGCATGATACAAATACATTCGTTATCTCGCACAAGGGTGAAGTGCTACAACAGAATTTTGAACGAAAGATTGAGTTTGTTAAACAAAAGAATTTCAGCAAAATTGCTGCTTGAATTTCTGGAATTAATCGGCTAATATATAATAAACCATTGAAGGATATACATTATGCAACTTACTGAAAATACGATGAACGTTCTTAAGAATTTCTCAACGATCCACGAGAATATTGTTTTTGAACCTGGAGTAGAAATTAAAACAATTTCTGAAGCTAAAAATATCATTGGTAAAGCGGTCATTGATAACGAGTTCACCACTGAGTTTGGCATCTATCAATTGTCTGAGTTTCTGAACACTTTGGCCTTGTGTGACGAGCCTCGCCTAGAGTTTGACGAAGGCTTTGTTTCGATCGGCGATACCTCTGGCGTTTCTAGGGCCAAGTTCTTTTTCTCTAATCCAGAAATGTTGACTCGACCAACCAAAGATATTGTTATGCCCTCTTCTGAAGTTACCTTTGCATTGTCCTCTGAGACCTTAGCAAAGATTAAGAGAGCTGCTTCTGTTCTTGGTCACACAGAGGTAACAGTTTCGGTAAAGGATGGGGTGCTTTGTTTGACCGTTTTAGATAGCGCGAACAGCACATCAAATACGTTCTCTGTTGATGTGGTTGGAGAATATGAAGATGAAAACTTCAATTTTGTTTGGAGCATTGATAATCTTAAGATTGTCCCAGGAGACTATAAGGTACAATTGTCTTCGAAACTTATTTCGCATTTTGCGAATCAGCAACACCCAATTGAATATTGGATTGCTTTAGAAAAAACTAGTAAATATGGAGTTTAATGATGAACGAAAATCAAACAAAAATTGCAGAATTAGCAAACCGAACTACTCGAAGCACAGTTGCTGTTATTGATACTGTAGCAGCCCGTGGTGGGTTTCGGGGTGAAGAGCTGGCTACAATTGGTCAACTACGCGACCAGTGTATCCAATTGATTCAACTTGCTGAGCAAGAAGCTGACTCCGACGAGGGTGAAGATTTCGCCGAAAAATAACTTTTAAACTCCAACCCTGAACTTTTATTTTATTATGATTTACTGGAGTTTATATGAAAGATTATCTTTGGGTCGAAAAATATCGCCCACAAAAAATTGAAGACTGCATATTAGTCGCCGAGCTCAAACAAACCTTCTTGGATATTGTCCAAGGAGGAGAGCTTCCCAATATGCTTTTTTCTGGTACTGCTGGTCTGGGTAAGACTACAGTTGCAAAGGCGTTATGTTCTTCTTTAGGACTTGACCATATTATAGTCAATGGTTCTGAAGAAGGTAACATCGATACGCTTCGTGGTAAAATTAAACAATTTGCCTCAAGCGTTTCCCTTTCTGGCGACGTCAAAGTTGTTATACTTGATGAGGCAGATTATCTGAATCCTCAATCAACACAACCTGCCTTGCGCGGGTTCATCGAAGAGTTTTCAGATAACTGTCGATTCATTCTCACTTGTAATTTTAAGAATCGCATTATAGAACCATTGCACTCTCGGTGTGGTGTCTATGAGTTCAACTCAAGCAAGCCACAGATGATGGAATTATGTGGTCAGTTTCTGGGTCGAGCAACTCAGATCTTAACTCTCGAGGGCATTCCAACCAACAACAATACTAAGAAGGCATTGGCCGAACTGATAATGAAACACGCTCCTGATTGGAGGAGAGTGCTTAATGAGTGTCAGCGCGGAAGTATGGGCGGCGCATTGGTCCTTAAAGAATCAGTTACCTCTAATTCGTCTAACTATGATTCTTTATTCTTATATTTAAAGAATAAAGATTTTAAGAAAATGCGCTCATGGGTTGTTAACAATATGGATGTTGATGTCGCTGCAATATTTCGGGCGATATATGATCGAATGTATGACAAAGTCCAGCCACACTCAATTCCTCAATTGGTTCTAATCCTCGCAGACTATCAATACAAGAATGCTTTTGTAGCTGATCACGAGTTGAATGTTGTGGCATGTTTGACGGAGATAATGGCTGATGTAGAGGTAACATGATATGAACCCCTTTGCTTTTGTTAATGCAATCAATCTTGATAAGAAAGATCTGATGGTCGACGACCTGACCGAGAAGCAGTACGTACCTTTTATGGTGAACCGCCAGCTTTCTTATTTTCAGGATACTGTTCTTGTAGCCAACGAGATGAATAGGTATCATTATCTAGATAAAAAACTTCAATTTCATTTTTTACTAAATATTGTTCGAAAGAGAAAACGTTTTTCCAAATGGGCAAAAGCGGATTCTATAGATGACATGGAAATAGTGAAAGAGTATTATGGATATAGCAATGAAAAGGCTCGCCAAGCTCTATCAATCCTGTCAAGGGAAGACCTAGAACTAATTAAGAGTAAGGTGGATAAAGGTGGAAGAAGTTAATTGGACTCCAGCATCAATGCTGGAAATTACTTTAAATCAACCAGATGATTTTCTCAAGGTAAGGGAAACACTTACCCGTATCGGAGTGGCATCTAGGAAAGAACAGAAGTTATACCAATCTTGTCATATTCTGCACAAGCAAGGTAGATACTTCATCGTGCATTTCAAAGAACTGTTTTTGTTAGACGGAAAGAAATCCAATTTAGAAGAAAACGATCTGTTTCGAAGAAATAGCATCGCAATTCTGCTCTCTGACTGGGGACTGGTTGAGATTGATAACAAATCTGCTTTTACTGAATGTGCTCCTCTGAGACAAATTAAAATCATTGCGTTTAAGGATAAAGCCGAGTGGGAACTTTGTCCCAAGTATAATATTGGTAATGTTTCTCCCAGAAATTAAAGATGTACGTTTGCGTCTGCTGCGCCATAACTGAAAAGATGCTCGACGATAATCATTCTCTCTTATCGAAGATTGGTTCAAAATGTGGTAAGTGTCTTGTTGATGGTAAAGTAAGTGACGGCAATGGCGTAACATATCTCAAAAGTAGTAATGAATTAGACCTTGAATCTGTAAGTGTAATAAGGTATATATAGAAGTGTCCTCGCGGAATTGTCCGGAGGATAGACAACAGTCTTGCTTAAAGCAAATAAGGAGACCATTATGGTTACTACAAGAAGTAAAGTGTTTTCGTTCCCCCACTCTCGTTTCATTGGTTTCGACCATGTCTGGGATGAGATAGAAAGATTAACCGCCGCTGGCGCAAATGAGAAGGGTTTTCCTCGTCACAATATTGTAAAATATTCTGACACAGAATACGCCATGGAATTTGCACTTGGTGGTTATAAAAAAAGTGATTTAGACATCGAGTCTCGACCTGGTGTACTAGTCATAAAGGGCAACCCTGCGGAGGATACCACCGAGTATCTGCACAAAGGGATTACTACGAAGAAAT